TCACAAAACGAAAAACTACTTGACTTTTTCAAAACTGGTAAAGATATTACTGAGAATGTTGCCAAACACCGTTATGGTATTGAGCGCTTCTCTGCTCGCATTGCTGAATTGCGTGCTGAAGGTTATAGTATCTACCGCAATAGCAAAAAGACAACCAACGGTGAAACTATCACTGTTTATCGTTTAGGTACACCTAATCGTCAGATGGTTGCTGCTGCATATAAGGAGTTGGGTGCTGCTGCATTTGCCTAATCTGTAGTGTGAATTTTATGGGGTGATGCATATATAATTGTGTCACCCCTTTTTTTAATAATGGATATACTATGGAAATTAAAGTTAAGTTGGAAGATTTGAAACAGTTTAAGTTGTTTGTGGCAACACCAATGTATGGTGGTATGTCATATGGCATGTATATGAAATCGTGCCTTGATTTACAAGTAATGATGATTAAGTATGGTGTTGATGTTAAGTTTTCATTTTTGTTTAATGAATCTCTTATCACTCGGGCACGTAATTATCTTGTAGATGAATTTCTCCGTTCGGAATGCACTCATCTACTCTTCATTGATTCTGATGTTCATTTCAACCCGCAAGATGTAATTGCTTTGATGGCATTAGATAAAGAAGTGATTGGTGGACCTTACCCTAAAAAATCTATCAATTGGAATAATGTAGCAGAAGCCGCAAGAAAACATCCTGATCTACCACCAAAAGATTTAGAATATGTTGTTGGTGATTATGTGTTTAATGTTGTTCATGGTACTAAAAACTTTTCTGTAACTGAACCACTTCAAGTATTAGAAATTGGTACAGGTTTTATGATGGTTAAACGTGAAGTATTTGATAAGATGCGAGAAGCCTATCCCACTATTCGTTATAAACCTGATCATGTTGGTCAAGCAAATTTTGATGGTTCAAGATACATTCATGCATACTTTGATACAGTGATTGATACTAAAGACTCAATCGTTGGTGGAGGTTCAGATCGTTATCTATCTGAAGATTATATGTTCTGTCAGATGTGGCGTAAGATTGGTGGAGAAATCTACTTATGTCCATGGATGAAAACACAACATATTGGTACATATCCATTCACGGGTAACATGCCTAAAGTTGCAGAATTAACGGGTAAATTGTAATCATGAGATGTGATATAGACTATAAGTATAGTGAAGATAGAATACTTAATGAACTTAAACTCTATATTGATAACACTTACGGTGAACACTATTCACAAAATAAATTTCAGGCAACTGAGTTTATAATGGATAGTGGTCACGGTGAAGGTTTCTGTATCGGTAACATTATGAAATACGCACAGAGATATGGCAAGAAAGAAGGAAGAAATAGAAAAGACTTGCTAAAAGTGATTCATTATAGTATAATGGCTCTACACAATCACGATGAATTATATAACAGTAAACCTAAAACAAATATTTAATTATGGAGTATATTATGAAATTATCAAAAAACACAATTGATATCTTGAAGAATTTTTCTACAGTGAATTCTGGATTTTTATTCAAACAAGGTAAGACATTAAAGACCATTTCACGTAATAAGAACATCTTTGCTGAATACAATTTTTTCAATGAACAAGATGAGATTACAAGTGAGTTTGGTATCTACGATTTGAATAACTTTTTAACTGCAATTTCTATGTTTGGTGGTGATGTAGATATCAAACACGAAGATGGTTCATGTAAAGTTACCAGTGAAGATGGTCGTAATCGTTTGCAGTATGTTTGTTGTGATGCAGAGATGCTTACTTTGCCTCCTGAGAAACCAGTTGCAATGCCTGAAGCAGAAATCAAATTTACATTATCTAAAAATGATTATGATTGGGTCAAGAAAATCTCTTCAATCATTGGTTCAACAAATCTTGCTTTTAAATCTAATGGATCAAAAGTAAGTGTTCTAGTTTATGATGCAAAAGATAGTTCCGCATCACGAAATGAACTTGAAATTGCTGATGGTAATGGTGATGTATATGAAATGGTATTCAAACTAGAAACACTAATCATGTTACCTGGTGAATATGATATTAGTATTTCATCAAAAGGTATTTCTAATTTCAAACACAAACAATTAGATTTACAATACTGGATTACAACAGAACCTGGATCAACTTTCACAAAGGGTTAATATGTTAATTTATTTTGAACGACCTGATGCTGGTAGTGTTGCAATCAATCCAAATTTTGTTATGTTAGTAGAAGCAACAATGGCAGGTGCTAATATTGTTATGGCAGATGGCGGTACTACTAAAGTTACAGGTAATTATATGGAAGTAATTGGTAGATTGAATGGTGAATTGAAGTAGTTTAATTTTATTATGGAGTGTGTGAATGAAACATTTATTATGGACCGAGGCATATCGGCCTAAGACGATTGAAGATTGCATACTACCTGAACGGTTAAAGACACCGTTTCAGGAGTATGTTAATCAAAGAAACATTCCTAATTTACTTTTATGTGGTGGTGCAGGTGTAGGTAAAACTACAGTTGCAAAAGCTATGTGCGAAGAAGTTGGATGTGATTATCTCATCATTAATGGTTCTGATGAGAATGGTGTAGATGTTGTTCGTAATAAGATTAAGAATTATGCATCTTCAGTATCATTTACCGGCACACGTAGAGTAATCATTATTGATGAGGCAGATTATCTATCAGTAAATGCACAAGCAGCATTTAGAAATTCTATTGAAGAATTTTCAAAGAATTGTTCTTTTATCTTTACATGTAATTACAAAACTAAGATGATTGAGCCATTACATTCTCGGTGTGCAGTCATTGATTTTACACTAAAGAATAGTGAAAAGACTAAGATGGCAAATCAATTCTTTAAACGTATTCAAACTATTCTTAAGAAAGAAGAAGTTGAGTTTGAACCTGCTGTAGTTGCTGCAGTTATTGAAAAACACTTTCCTGATTTTCGGCGTGTAATAAATGAACTACAACGGTTCTCACAATTTGGTAAGATTGATACCGGTATTCTAGCACAGATTACTGATGTTACTCTATCACAGATTGTAGGATTCATTAAAGATAAAGACTTTGGTTCAATTCGTAAATGGGTTGCAAGTAATGATGTTGACCCACAGACAATCTATCGTAAATTATATGATAATTTGTATGAAGTATTACAACCTGGCAGTATACCTCAGGCAGTAATTATTCTTGCCGACTATCAATATAAACAAGCGTTTGTTGCCGATGCGGAGATTAATATTGTTGCATGTTTAACAGAACTAATGGTTAATTTGGAATTCAAATAATGAATCCATTTGATTATGTAAACGAAATATTGAAAGGTAAAAAACAACTTATTGTCGATGAAGTTACTGAAAGTGAATACGTTCCCTTTCTAGTAAACCGTAGTTTATCTTACCATGTAGACTGTATTGCCTATGCTAATGAGATGAATCGTAGGCACCATTTAGATAAGAAGTTGCAAAATGATTTTCTTATAAATACGATTAGGTCTAGAAAAAGGCCGTTTGCTAAGTGGATTAAGGCTGAAAAGGTTGAAGATATAGAATGTATAAAGACCTATTATGGTTTATCTGATGCTAAAGCTATTGAGGCTCTACGCCTGCTTAGTAATGAACAAATCCAAGAATTAAAAGAAAAAACCGACATCGGTGGATTGAGGAAATAGCATGGTAAATATTTTAGATTTCGTTGAGGTTAAACTTGAAAAAAGTGATGACTTCCTTAAAGTAAAAGAAACTTTAACACGTATTGGTGTATCTTCACGAAAAGATAAGATTTTATATCAGTCTTGTCACATTCTACATAAACAAGGACAATACTACATTGTTCATTTCAAAGAGTTGTTTGATTTAGATGGCAAACCTTCTAATCTATCAGATAATGATATTCAAAGACGGAATGCAATCGCTAAGTTACTACAAGATTGGGGATTGGTAAAGATTGTTAATCCTAAGATTATGGAAAACAATATTGCACCTATTCATCAAATCAAGATCATCGCATACAAAGAAAAAGATGATTGGGAATTAGTAAGTAAATATAATATTGGCAAAAAACGTATTTAACATGGTGATTTATTATGAACAAACAACCAACAAAATTGAAAAACATCTTCAACGGTGAAATTGTCTTTTGTGAAAACATAGAAGATACTAGAATCGTTGAAGGGTTAAACTTCATTAAAGTATTTACTGAGGAAAATATTAACAGATTTTTCTTAGTAAACCGTGCTGCATATAAAATTTTGAATAAATAACATTGTAACGCCTTCGGGGTTACATATTTTTTTAACTTGCTTAACAAGGAGATTTTTATGACATTAACGCTTACATCTATGCCTCAAATGGTAACTCGATATATTGGATTTGAAAAATTGTTTGAAGATTTACAAACAATGACAGATTCATCTTCTATTGATAAATACCCACCTCATAACATTATTAAAATAAATGAATCTCAATACTTTATAGAATTAGCCTTATCGGGTTTTTCTAAAAAAGAAATTGAAATTATACTTAAAGAAAATGTTTTAACCATAACTGGTCAGAAGAAAGAATTAACCAGAGATGAAGTAGTTAATAACTATCTGTATCGTGGTATTGGTACAAGATCGTTCACTAAGAAATTTCAATTGTCTGATACCATTGTGGTTTGTGCTTCATCATATATTGATGGTATTCTTAAAATTATTTTGGAGAATGTTATTCCAGAATCAAAGAAACCACGCAAGATTGATATTCATTCTATAGAAATTCTTCCTATTAAACCACAAAATAAACCACAACTATTAAATGAATCATCACCTATTGATTAAGTAATAAATTGGGGGAGATAACTCCCCCTTAAATGGAGATATTATGAAAGCAGATAAAAATTTCAGGTTGAATAAACCTGCTAAACGTGTATTGGCAACTATTCTTGATCAAGAACAATACACATTATATAAGAAGTTTGCAATCGAAGGACAGATTGCTAAAGAACGTGCCCGATTCTCAACCAAAAAAGAAAAAGTGAGTGAAGAATGATTTATGAAAGTAAAGTATTAGACATTTGTGATAATGGTGATGCAATCATAGAATTAAATGAACATCTTTTAACTGATGTTGGTTGGTCTACAGGTGATGTTTTAGATATCAGTAAAAATGATGATGGTGAAATTATCATCAAAAAAATTGGTAGAGAAATGATGCATACTTCTGTAACTACATTTTTAGAAGCATGTGGTCAAACGCCATCAGATGAAAATGTTAAGTTATATTCTAAACTTATAACTGAAGAATATAATGAATTCATTAAAGCACGTTGGGATAATGATGATGTAGAACAATTAGATGCCTGTATGGATATGATTTGGGTAATACTTGGTTATTGTAAGATGAAGGGTTTTAATGTAGATGGTGCATGGTCAGAAGTTGCCAATAGCAATTTGGCAAAGATTGATCAGAAGTCTGGTAAGGTATTAAAGAGAGAAGATGGCAAAGTTTTGAAACCAGAAGGATGGAAAGAACCTAATTTTGGTAAATACGTGAATAAGTCTTGACATACAGACCTATTCGTTATATAATAGTTTTTTAACTGTGAGAAATAAAATTTATGAATATTAGAACATTAGCAAAGACGATTGCAATCAAAGAGAATTTGACTAAAGCAATTAAGTATGATCTTCATTATCGTGATTTTGATGATAAGGTTGAATTGATCGGTCTAGTTGACGATCCTAACTATAGCATGAACGATTTTCGTGGTCGTGAAATGTTATTTCCAAAAAAATGGGTTACATTAACAGTATTGGATCCTTCTTACAAGGTGCAAGTATATGATTAAAATTATTGCGTTAAAAAATGGTATGAATTTGATTGCTGAAACTGAAGTAGGCACAAGTTATATTAAGATTATTAAACCTGCAGCAATCATTATGCAGAATTCTCCTAGTGGTGAAGGTATGATTGGGTTCTCTCCTTTTCTACTTTATGCACAAGAATTTGATACAGGTATTACAATTGAGAATCAAGATTTTCTAACCTTAGTAACACCCGCAACCGAAATTCTAAATGCTTATAATAAGTATTTTGGATCAGGAATTCAAATCGCAGACCCAAGTATTCTTAAATTATAATGGCAGATTTTTATACTAGTGTATTGGCTGTTGGTAACAACATCCTGTATCGTGGTGTAAAGAATGGTAGGAGTGTATGTCTTAAAGTAGCATATACTCCTACTTTGTATTTACAGTCAAATAAACAATCAAAATTCAAATCACTTAACGGTGAGACACTCGAACCTTTGAAATTTGAATCTATGAAAGAGGCTCGTGATTTTATTAAGAATTACGATCAAGTAGAAAATTTCAAAGTATATGGTAATTCACGTTTTGAATATGCTTTCATTGCAGAGAATTTCAAAGGTGATATTGAATGGGATCAAGATAAAGTAAAAGTTGCAGTTATTGATATTGAAGTTGGATCAGAGAATGGATTTCCCGATCCCTATATTGCATCTGAACCCATCACTGCAATTTGTATTAAATACATGGGTGGCGAAACTAAAGTATATGGTTGTGGTGATTACAATAACT